GCCATGCGCCGAGTGCTTTGAGCACGGCCCGCCTCAGTAATTTGCGCATTAAAACGGATTTGTTCCAGGTTGCGTTCCGCCGCAATTTGCGCGGCAATCGCTTTTAAGCTGTCGATACGGGCAGCCTGGTTTTGGCGTTCGGCAGCCACTTCCTTCGCGGCAGCTACCGCCAGTGAATTTGCAGCTAATACGCGAGCGTTGGCGAGGTCTCGCTCAGTGGCCAGCTCTCGGGCTTTCTGGGTGGCGGCCTCAGCGGAAGCAATGGCTGATTGACGCTTTGCCTGCGCGTCTGCTATAGACACAGATGCACTATTCAACAAAGCGGCGGCAAGACGCGAACCGACAATAACCGCCAACGCTTCCGCAACCTCCGCAGAGGTTTTAAGCACTTCATTCAGATTTTTGTCGATGTATCCGGACAAGCCAAGAATGGCCTGCGCCGCACTGGTGCTGATACCCTGCAATTCATCGAATTTACCGATAGCTTGGGTGAGCGAGTTGTTTAATACCGGGAGCGCCTGACCGATGGTTGTGGTGATTTTCTTGAATTGCCGGTCGACCACATCCGATTGCTGAACCAAAGCATCCAGCACCTGGCTGGCGGTAAGCCTGCCCTCCTCGGCCAACTGCCGCAGATCACCAACAGCAACACCCATACCATCGGCAATGGCACGTGCGAGTGCCGGCGCTTGTTCAAGCACGGAATTTAATTCCTGCCCGCGCAACTGCCCGGATGCAAAGGCTTGCCCCAATTGCACCAACGCCGCCGATGCCGCCTGCCCTGTTGTATTGCTGATCGCCAAGGTTTTGTTAACGGTTTCCACAACACGGTTCAACGTGGAGGCATTCAGGTTCAAATCTTTTGCGTTGGTGGCAATCCGCTGGTACAGCTCTGCCGTTGCACCTAAGGGCTGGCGCGCACGCTGCGCAATGGCAAATACCGACTGTTGCGCAGCAATGAGTTCGCTGTAGGAATTGGTGACCAGATTGAGGCGGTTGTTAAGTGTGGTCCACTGTTCAGTTGCTCGATATACCTCGCGGACACTGAATGCACCAGCAAAACCAGCTGCAATGTTGCGTAAAGAAGAATTGATTGCGCGGGATGTCTGGTTGGCGTTTTCGCGCATGGATTTGAAGTTGCGCTGGGCCCGCCGTTCTGATTCATCCATGGCGCGAATGAACCCACCATTTCTGACAATAAGGTCTAGCGTTAATGCGCCAAGACTACGCGTTGCCATAATGCCTCTTTACGTTTCACAACGTTAATTTTTAGGCGCGGTTTTTTTTGCCCGCGAGTACTTCATTTTTTGAACGCCGCGCTTTTTTGGTTTTGCGATGCTTTTGAGCATGCCGGCCACTTGGCTGATATCCGTTACCACTTCTTCCTTTTTAACACCTGGTAGAAAATCGGACATTTTGGCTTTACCACCTGCGGAGTTATTGACTACCGCACACAGCAACGCGATGCTGCGCTCAACTTGTTTTTCAATGCGCAGGCCCATGTTCAGGGAGCCGCGTTCGCGAATAAACACGGCCCACCGCAGAGCCTCTTTGTGGCTCATGTTTTCTTTGGCCTGCGCAATGGTGTTCCCGCCGATGCCATTCAGCACGAGTTCGTGCCAAATTTCTTCGGCGGGCGTTAGTTTTTTTCTTCACCTGCGATTTCAGATAAAGCACCTTCCAGCAATTCGCTTTCTTCCTCAACCTCATTGATTGCGGTGCATAGGGCGACCAATAAACTCAAACGCATTGAGGCGGCTGCTGGGTAAGGGATTTTTTCTTCACCGTTTTCTCCCAACGTTACCAAGCGGTGAACACGGCGTGGCATTAGCGCATATTCATCGTCGCTTTGGCCGGAAAAGATGAATTGAAAATCTGCTGCCGAGACATCCTTTTTAACGTGTATGTCAAAGGTATCTTCGTGTAACTCGCCATCTTCGCGGTGCTTCCAGGTCACGGTTTTTTTTACCATCGCCGGCTGAATAATCGCCCCGCGCGCAATCAACTGATCAAGATTCATAAATTACCTTTTGCAAATAAATTAAGGCCGGGCGTTATGCGCCGGCCTTGGGTTGGGGTTTAGCTGGCTACCGCTGGAATCAATTCCGGCTCGCCAGAAATTTGAATGCCGACGGTGGATTGCACCACGGCGTTTTGTGCAAAGCTGAACGGGTAGCTGTTCATGAACCCTTCAAACAAAATCCAGCTGCGGTCGCCAGGCAATACAAAATCACCACCGCTGTCTACCGTGGGTTCCACACCCGGTGCTTCACTCCAACCCACCGCCCACTTCAAGGTTTCACCAGATACTTTCAACTGGTGTAACCGCAGGTGGGAGGCGTCTTTCGGGTCGGTGTTGATGCCGAAGGTGGCGGTACCGGGTGTGGCCAGGCCGCTTTCATAACGGCGCGCGGTGTCACCCAGGCAAGTGGTTTCAATTTGCTCCAGCGTGGTATCAATACCGTCGATGGAAGTTACGCAGCCAACAACCAGAATGCTGTCGTCTGCCGGGTCGATCACATAAAGGTCTGTGCCCTGCGTCTTAACGGTCATTTTTTAAAACTCCACTGAGGGATTAGCGCTGCCTCACGGCAGTGCGGTACGGCTGTTTCACAACAGTCGCTTTCAGCACCATGCTGAATTTTTTGCATAAAAAAACCCGCACAAGGCGGGTCAATTAGCTGCAAGGGTGCGCGCTTTCGTGGTGCTTCACAGCAGGACTAGGCGCGGCTTAAATCAGCGATACTCGATAAAATCGATATCAAAATCAAAATGGTAATTGCCGGTGTCTTTATCGCGGTTTTCGCGGCCCCACCGGGTTATGTGGCCGTGAGTTTCCAGCGCGTTGTTCAGGGCCAGATTTACGGCCCGCACACTGGCAGCACTGCCACCGTAAATATCCACTTGCAGACTAAACGCGTCCGCTTTCGGGCGGCTGTTTAAATGGTTTTCTGGGCCGCCGGTTATGTTGCGCCATACGGCGTAGGGCAACTGCACGCCCTCTGGCGCTTCGCCAAACGGGAACAGCCGCACCGGGTCACCGGGTGCGCCGGTACCGATCAATGCGGTCACACCCGGGTCGGCGGAAGCGATAGCAAATATGGGTGCAAACATCAGTTACCTGCGGTGAGTTGGTCCAGCGCTTTGCTGGTTTCATTAACCATGGTGTTTAATACTTTGTCGGCGTTTTCCGTTAACGAGGGCCGCATAAAGGGTTCGGCTTCCATCTTCTCTGTGCCGAATTCCTTCAACCGCCAATACCAGGGCGGTATACGCTCTTTGGATGACTTGGCCCCACCGCGCACACCCACGCGCATCACCACGCCTTCAAAGCCCCTGGAGCGGCGGCGGCTTTCTTGTGTGGTGATCAACCGCCAGATTTTTTCGGGCGTTTCCGGGTCGTCAAATTGTTGTGCGCGGTTGCGCGCTGCATCGCGCACTGTGTTCATGGCTTTGCGTGCAGCCGCGCGGATCACCTTGGTTTGCATGTCGCGCGTGATTCGCTTCAACTTGCGCGACACTTTGTCGAGGCCTTCGACTTTTATCGTGACGAAATCAGCCATGGAGTGGTGGTACCCATTTGTGTTTGGTTTGCCAGGGCTTGGGTTCGCCGTGAAAACACACGATTCGGTTATCCGGTTTTGGGTCGCGCCGGTACAAGTCGAATTTGTAACTCACGATGCGACCGGGGAATAAATCCTGAAAGTGATCCCAGCCCGCATGATCCCTTAAAACATCCTGGATAAAAGATTGATCTCCCCATTTTTCAGGAGTGACGTACTCATTTACATATTTCTGAGGGTTTTCCATGAATTTTTTATAAATTATGGAATAATCACCACCCCACGCCATAACACCACTGCCGATTTTCCCGCTGTTTTTACTGCTTAAGTTTCGCAGAACTGTGAATTTATGACTATGCTTAACCATCCTTGTTATATCGCCGGTTATCACAGTATCCAAATCTATGTAAAAGGCTTCATTAAATTCACGAAATAATTCAATTTTGCTGAACCAGCCAGGCAAATCGTCTTGAAGCTTTATTACATCCACACCATTTATATCGAGGTCGGATAGGCATACGAATCTGTGGTTTGTCCTTAAGTTGTTACTTATCTGATCACGGAGCCATCTCACATGATCCCCACAATATTCAACCTTTATATGCCTGTTTTTCCACGTTCCCGACTTCAATACACAAGCAATAACTTTCATTTTCTTGCCCTTGATATTTTGTGCTTCTTATTTCTTGCCCTATGGCAAATTTTGCAGCGTCTTTCTATGCCGCCATCAGATCGCCTAACTATTGAGAAAGCTTCATGACCAAAGGGATGCCCATTTTTGCAGCCACGAGCCTCAAAACCTCGCCGCAGGTTTTCTGATCTGGTAACTCTTTCCAGGTGATTCGGGTTTATACATGATCTATTTCTACACAAATGATCCAAATCCTCAAATTCATTAATTGAATTACCGCAGAATACCCAGAATGCGCGATGAGCCACCATGCGAACCCCGTTTACACAAGAAACTCCATATCCACCGACATTGAGCGGTCCAGTCCATTCCCAACATCCAACCCCAACATCGATGCGAACTCTTTTCATGAATCGCTTTAACCGATTCTCTCGAATTTCGCGATATGACATTTATCGCCAGTGCCTCGCAATCCAGTTGTAGGAGTATGTGCTTGGGTCGCGCTTACCGCTGAAAAAAATCAGGCGGGTATCTTTGCGTAGTTGGTTGCGAATTTGTCGCGCTTCATATACGCCGTCGGCATTGGTCCACCTGGCCTCGTTTTTGCCGAGGTGCACACGTATCCACGCCTGGTCGCTCCCAATGCAGTCGCGCCGGGCTTGCAACAGTGCGGGCGTTTTTGCCGGATCGAATTGTTCCCACACACTGGCGCGCGCGCCGGCGGTCATCATGATCATGCTGCCGTTGTAGTACTGGTCGATTTTGTCGCCGCCCGTGGGGTTGTAAGCGTTCATCACAAAATCTTCTGGCCGCGTGAACAGGCTGGTGCAATCGGCGGTGAGTACGCAATCCAGGTCTATACACACAAAGCGTTCGCCAAACAGTTGCCGAGCCTCACTGCTGAATACCCACAGCCGGTTATAGCAGCCGCCCAGGGCGTGGCATTTGTCCCATAGCGGTACTACGGTAACGCGTGGGTCTATGCCGCTTTTATCGTCGGTGACGCACACCAGACGGTGCGGTATATGCACGTGGCGCTTAAGCATGTTGTATAAAACGTTCACATGCCGTGGGCCGTAGTTGCACACGGCGGGCAACTGGAAGCCGGTTTTTACCCGCTTCCATTTGAAACAAACGAACGTTAGCACTGCACAACCACCCGTAAGTATTTTTTGGCTTCGTGCACTACGTGGGTTTCGCCGTATTGTTGCAGTGCGGCGATGCCGTTGGTGTTCTTGCGTACGTCCGCAATGATCACGCCACCGTTAATCAGCTTTGGTTCGTAGGTACTAATGGGGTAATGGAATCCCCAACTCAAAAGGCTGATTACAATGGCAAATTTCCGTGTTGGAAATTTATCGGTGGTGATATCCAGCGTTTTAATGTATTTGCCATCGCCGCTGTCTTCCATGCCGTTTGCGCGAAGCAGCTCCAGGGCGGCTTCAAAGTCATGGTAATGGGCAAAGGTATCGGCACTTTCATGAAAGCCGGCGTTGATTTTTTCGGCCTTACCTTGCTTGTCCAGCAGGTGAAAATTCGCCGCGCCGTTGTAGTGGCGGTTAAGCAAAACATCGATTCCGCACATGCCGCAGCCGATATCGAGCACACGCGGCGTGGCAATCGCCGGCAGGAATTCCTTAATCCCTTCGTAGGTTCGCTCCAGCTCTTTGGCATAGCCTTCGGCCACGTTGTCAGCGGTATAATGGGTGCGGTGTTCGCGCAGCAGCGGCAAACACATATCGGGTACGGTGATCACAGGTAGTCCTCCAGTTTTCCCAATGGGAAACATTTCAGCGCGGTGACCCGGCTGCAATTAATAACGCTCACGTTTTTGTGGTGCATCTGTTGCGCCAGCCGCGTGTTTTGCACGCGCCACATCGCGCACTTGTTGTGGTTAGGGTTGCTCATGCCCTGATGGTCGCCATGGTGGTGGGTTTTTCCACCGGTTAACTGGGCGTCGTAACCCAGCAACAGAATGCGTTTTGCGCCCTGCTCTGCCGCAAACTTAATAGCGCACTGGCCACCGTTAAACGGCGGCAGCGTGACAAAGCGCGCTAACTGAAATTGTTTGGCGGCCTGAGCATCGCACGTCCAGCGCTCTTTTTCGCGCGGTACCTCGGCATGGAATTTATTCCACCAGCGGTAATCCACCGCGAATACCACGGGCACCCAAGGTGCGGTAAAAAATGTGCTATTGATGGCAATGGTTTTTTTGCCTGATTCACGCACCGCATCGCAATCGCGCTGATTCAGCGATGGCCCGCTAGCCAATATCACCACGGTTTCATCCGCCCAGCGCGCCGGCATTAATTGACCTGCACGATGCCCTGTGAGCACGGGATCACCACATACTCCATGCCGCTGTCAGAATCCGGCAGCCAGCCTGCGGGCGTAAACACCGTGCCGTTGTGAATCAAACGCATATCGGCGGACAACCCGGACCGGTAACGGATAGTAATGCGCGCTGTCACTTTGGATTGCTGCGCCTGGGCGGCGATCATGTCTTTTACCGACACATACTCAATGCCAGCAAACACTTTAAACCAGCGGGTTACCCAGGTTTTTTGCGTATCCCCTGTGACCGGGTCCTGCACCAGTTCCGGCAGCTGGATATCAACCCGGTGCCGTAATTTGCCTGCGGAAAGTGCCATTTATGCCAGCGCCGGATCTCGCAAGCGGCGCAACATGTCTTTCACCGTTTTGGATAACGGGTCTGCGCTGCTCTCGCGGTTTTTGTATAGCTCACCCAACACCATGAGCGTGGCGGCTTGCACTTGCATGGGTGCGGTGTCGCCGGCGGAGCCGGAATCGCCGCTGCCCCCGCTGCCACTGTTCTGCGCGCTTAAATCCCATGTGCCGGGCGGCATTTTCAAAAAGTCGATAATGATCGCGCTGGCTTGTTCGAGTTTGAATGTAATGTCCACGTCGTCTTCATCGTGGTCTACACGCAAATGCAGTTTGGCGGTTTCGAAATCGACGATGGCCATTACTGTTCACCACTGTTTACTTTCACCGGCTGCGTGAAATCTTTTCCATTGCGGCCGTCTTTACCGTCGCGCCCGCGCTTGACTGCCAGCGTCCAGCCTTTACTTCCGGGTTCACCGGGTTTGTCGCTGGTGGGTTCGTCGCAATGCCATAAGCTTCCGCCCCAGGTGACGGTGTCACCGGGTTGATAATCGCCCGCTTTGAATACGCCGCGATGAATGGCGTGGCGCAATGCAAATGTTTTTTCCGTTACAGCGCCACTGGATTTAACTAATCGCAACTGATAATTTCGATCATCAATCACATTAATTTCTGTGTCGGCTATACCATCCAAAATACATTCCCAGCCGCGCATGCCATCGGTGGTTTGGTAGCTGCGCCACAGCCCACCCTTGTGAATGGCGTATGTTCCGCGTGAAACACTTTTTTCAGGGATTGCCGGGAGAATATCGATATCCAGTGCATCGCGGCCTGGTTCTCCGTCTTTTGGTTTTGGTAAATTTTCAATGGCGGATGCAAGCTGTGTTTTTATCATGCGCTCGACTTCTGCCGGGTCTACTGATTTGCCATCCTGCGGTACCGGTAGTTGCGCAAATTTTTCCTGCACCAGGTTTTCCAGTAGAGGCGCGATTTCGTGCACCGTAATGCTTTTGCCCGGCTCGCCGTCTTTGGGTTTTGGTAATTGTTCAATGGCGGCGGCAAGCAATGATTCAATGGTTCGCTGGACTTCATCCGGATCTATTGATTTGCCGTCTTGCGGTATCGGCAGCTGTGCAAATTTTTCTTGCACTAGGTTTTCAATCAGCGGGGTGATATCTTCCACCGTGACGCTTTTTCCTGGTTCGCCGTCTTTAGGTGTGGGAATTTTTCCTACTTCTTCCGCAATTAAAGCGCGCAGGGTTTCTTCCGTTATCGCCGGTTGTTGCTGGGTTAATTTTTCGAGCACTTGCCGCACGATATCTTCCACATCGGGTTTCGGCGCCGCCCTGAATGCTTTTTCCAGGTCGTCTAACCGCTGGGCGATGGGCTGCAGCAATCCCGACACATAGTTTTTAACGATGCCTGCCAGCGTCTTGGCTTGTTTTTCAAGCTGTGGGAGTGTTAGCACTGGCCAGCTCCTTTTCAAAAATCAATTCAAACATGCGTAGTTGGTCATCCGTTTCCGGTGTGTTGTCCGGTTCGGGCTCTGGCGGTTCATCAGCGGGTGCCGGGGTATTTGTGCCGAACGGATCTTCCTGCGCGTCGCGCTTGGCGAGCGCTTCCAGCGAGTAGTTTTGTTGCTGCATGTAAATGGTATCGCCGCCTTCGAGTGGCGGCATGTTGACGCGGCGGCGCGCTTCGTTGGGTGCGTAGAGTGAGCCTTTGATGCCTTCTGTGAGGGTTTTGATTTGCGTGGCGCCGTCCATTCGCAACAGGCCATTCAGGTCCAGCTCTACACCGTATTTGTCGGGCAACGCCAGGCCTTCATCCAGACACAATTCCAGCGACTCAATGAGGATTTGCAAACAGTCGCTGTAGTAAATCTGGTTGAGATCTTCCACTTTTTGGTTGGCCGGGATAGTGCCCAGCCCGATTTTGAACGGCGGCATGTGGAATGTGGCACAGACCACTTCCGCAGACAGGCGCATTTGTTCAACCAATTGCGAATCCACCGCCGTGACTTTCATGGGGTCAAATTTCAGCCCATCGCCTACCACCGCTACACGACCGGCATTTTTGCCGGTGTAATTTAATTCCCAGTGCTCTTTCAACCGCTGTGCGGTTTCGTCAGAAATTTCACCGGGCGCGGTCAGAATGCCCGAGGGGCGCGCGCCGTTGGCAAAAAACCATGAGGAATCTTTTTGCATGCGCAGCCCGTGGGTGGCGGCCAGGCCGCAGGCATATAACGGCGGCACACCCACCAGGGCGTGAAATAAACAGTTCATGCGGTCGTGAATAATTTCACTGGCAGGCACTATCACTGCCTCTTCCAGCGTATTCAGTTCGTCGCCTTGCAGTTGGTAATACACGGAGCCATCCGGCGCCACCAGCGGCTGCACACGCAAAGGGTCCAGCACGTAGAGTGCAACCACTACACCCCGTGCATCACGTTCTTTGAGCACGTAGGTATTGCCGCGCGAGAGCTTGGAGGTAATCCACCATTCTTTAAATTGAATATGGTTTTGGTAACGATTGGGTTTACGTAGCACGGGCGAAAACGCCGGGCTGCTCGTTTCTTCCCAAATTTTTTGCGCATTTAAAAATTGCAGCAACGGGCGTAGCTTGGCGATATCCGATGCTATCAGCGTGATACAGGCGTAAACCGCGTAGTAAGCCAGAATTGTATCGTTGTGTAATTCGTCGTTGTTCTGCCAGGCGCCCGCGTAGGGTTCGCGAATAATAGGAAACCAGCCGCCGCGATTATCCACCGCCGACAACTGTTTTTTTACTCGCGAGAACTCAAACCCAAAAAAGCGCATGGTGTGACTCGTTTTTAGTTAAAGAAAGCGCCCCGAAGGGCGCTGTGTGCGTTGCTACATTAGCTGGCGGTTTGACCCCAGTTAACGCCGGACAAGTACGCCACGCCAGATGAGCGGCGGCGCGCCCAGTTAACATAACGCTCTGCACGGAATGCAACGGAGTTGGTTTGCCACATGGAAACCAATTGTGTTGCGGTGGGTGTTGCGCTGTCGTTGGTTGGGTCGTCAGCCATTTGCAGCGATGCCTCGCGAGACGCATCGATAGTTACCTGGCCGTCGTCCGCCAGCCATACATCGCGGGCGTTCATCAGGATCACAATGGAACCGTCAGAATCCACCGGCAGGTAGTCAGACACGATGACCGGCACGCCCATGAAAGTACCGCCGTTCATGGTGAGTCCGGGGAACTCGGACTGACCCAGTGGGTTTTGCATCAGGGACAACGCCAGCGCGGTGGTAGAGTCCATGATGTACACGGCGGTGCGTGGCGGGTTGCGTGCGGCAATGAACGGGGCCCACAGGGCTTGGATGTCCGCACGAATCGCTTGCGCATCGTTGCCGCTGGAGGCAATCGGGGTGAGTCCGTTAGTGATGGACGCCGGCGAAACGTTGGCAACCGCCGCCTTGGCAGGGTTAACAAAATCCAAATCCATACGACCAATGATGGCGGACGCAATGCCTTCACGCACCAGGCGCTCAGCCGAGGGGTTGCTGAAACGAATGGTTTCTTCCGTCAGCACTGCAATGGTGGCAATTTTGTTCCAACGCAATTCGGTTGCGGTGAAATCAAATTTGGTCAGCGGTTTTGGCTGGCCTTCTCCCACCCAGTAGGCATCGCCACCAGAAGTCTGGCCGCCAATGCGCACATTGAACGGAATGTTGTTCAATGCTGGAATCGGTGTGCCACCAGGGCCGGTTGTACCAAAGCGACCAACAATGGTTTGTGGGCGGAGGTATTCTACAAAATCACCCGCAAAGTTTTGGTAATCCACCAGTGGGCCAGCCCAGGTTTCATCCAGCGTGGTGCCCGCTTCAACGGCAGCTTTCATCATCCGCTCAAAGTTGCCACTGTTGGCCTGGAATTCCAGCGCTTTAACAATGCGCTCGTTTTGTGGGTAGTGCGACTTGGCCAAACGCAATGCCATATCCGGGTTGCCTTTAGCGGCCAGCTGACACATCGCATAGCGCGCAAATTCAATACCCTTTTCCAATTTCTCGGTCACCTTGGCAGTGGCGGGCACGCGCGTGTTTTTGGTTTTGTCTTCAACCGGTTTGGCTTTTTGCATGTTCAGTTTTTCCAGATCACGCAAGTCTGCCAATTCTTTGTCGATGGATTCGATTTCAGATTTCAGGTTATCGAATTCTTCTTGCTCGGCAGCATCTTTGCTGCGGCCTTCGTCTATGGCTTTTTGCTGGACTTTTTCCAGCTCGGCCGCCTTAGCTTGGCGCGTTGCTTCAAACGCGGCAATTTGCTCTTGAATATTCATGTCACCCTCCTCGGGCTTAACAGGTTTAGGTTTGGTTTGCGGGGGTGTCGAAGCGCCGACGGATTTGGCATTAACTCGCACGACCGGGCGCGGCGTTTGCTGGCCAGACGCGGCCCGCTGCTGGCGGTCGATGGATTTAATGGCGGTGATACTGGCTTCTGCATTGGCGGGGACGGTTACGGCGGAGAGCTCGTACCAATCCCACTTGGTGAATCGACGGCCCCATGTGCCATCGATGTTTACAGATTCAATGGCGGAAAAACCGATGCTAAGGCCGCGCACCAATTTCGCTTTAATCGATTGCCAGGCTTCATCAATGCGATTTTTAAGGGTGCCTTCTTCTTCGATTTTTGCGAGCTGAACAGTGACTTCAATGCCCGCATCCGTAACCTTGGCGGCAGTCACGTGGCCAATGGGTTGGTCATGTTTGTGTTGCCACAAGAAAGGAATTGGCAATTTAAAAACCGCGCCTTTCGGCTCCACAATGTCGTCCATCCGGTCGGTCGATGGCGTGGTGGCAATGCCGGTTATCTCGCGTTTTTCGTCGTCAACGGCTTTTATTTCCAGCAGGCTGTAAGCGCGAGTTGTCATTTTTCCGATCTCCAGAAACGAGAAAACCCGCACAGGGCGGGTTCGTTAGATAAAAAATAATTGGTACTTTTTCGGCGGCGGTTTTTCTTCCAACTTGTTCGTTGTGCCAACCGCCATGATTGCCGCAACAATGCCATCGACGCGGCCTGTCGCTTTGTCTTTTGCAATTTTTCTGTTGCCTGCCGGGTCGCTCACCACGACTGCGTTACCAGCGCACATGGTCATCACCGGGTTTCGGTTGTGGCGCAACTGGTCGTTTTGCAGCAGTACTTCAAAATGATCTAGCGCGGGCGCCATGTCTTTGAATCCCTGCCCGAACATAATCATTTCCGGCAGTGTTATGCCTTCGTCAGCCGCTTGTTGGAGCAAGTCCGCAATCCGCCAGCGGTCGTAGGCAATGCTCCGTATATCGTATTGTTCTGCCAGCGACGTAATACGCTGCAGAATGAATAACTTACTGATCGCGCGGCCCGGCGTTGTTTCCAGGTAACCGTGTGCTTTCCATGTGGGGTACTCCACACGATCAAGCTCGGCCTTATCGTGCAGGCCCTCATCCGGCAGCCAAAAAAACGGAAGCAGCCGCCAATAGGGATCGTGCTCCACTGGCTCAAACGCCAGCACCAGTGACGTTAAATCCGTGGTGGAGGATAAATCTAAACCGCCGTAACACGTGCGTCCGATTAATTCTTCGTCATCAATCGGATCGTTGCCGGCATCCATCCAGGTCTGGCCACCGATCCACGGCGATAAGGCCTCTACCCAAATGCAAAAATTTAATCGCTTTACCAGGCTTTCTTTGCCCGGCATACCGCGCGCCTGGGTAACCTGGTCGCGGATGTATTTATGCTGGATCGTTACACCCAATGATGGGTTGGCTTTTATCCAGCAAGATTCGTCGTTAAACGGATCATCGCCTTCATCGAGCGCGCAGATATACGCGAAGTAGGTATCGTCTTCGCGAGTACCGGCGCACACCGCCGCACCAAACTGGTGGTAATCCCAGCACACACTTTTTTTATTGGTACCGCTGTTGGTGATGGCCACCAGCAAAGGCTGTGTTCGAAATTTAAAACCCGCCCGCAACATTTCAATGACGGTTGCATTTTTGTGTTCATGCAATTCGTCCAGCAGCGCTATATGCGGGCGCGGGCCGCTTTGGCCATCATCCGCAGATATCGGGCGAAAAAAGCTGTTCGTATCGTGGTAGGCAAGATTCCACTCTTTGCCTTTGCTGCCGCTGCGGTGTATCGCCACGTTCAAATCCGGCGATTGATCAACCATCGCGACAGCATCACGGAACAGGATCATCGCCTGTTCTTTTTTGGTGGCCGCCGCGTAAACCTCTGCGCGCTCTTCGCCGTCGGCAATCATGCCGAATAAACCGATACCGGCAGCGAGTGGCGACTTCCCGGAACCCTTTCCAGTTTCAATGTATACGATCTGAAAACGGCGCAATCCGGTGTCGGCAAATTTCCATCCAAAAATGGAGCCAACTATGAAGCCTTGCCATAGTTCCAACTCAAATGGCTTGCCCTCAAATTTTCCGCCGTTCAACCGCAATACAGCTGGAAAAAATTCAATTGCGTAACGCGCGGCTTCCAAATCCCAAAGCAGCCCACGGCTGGAACCCTGCTCCAGATCACGCAAATGCCTGCTACACGCGGCCCGAACATGTGGGCCTGCGGTAATGACACCGTCCACTACGCTTTGCGCATAGTGTGTTACCGGGTCATCGACTTCTAAAATACTTTGCAGCGGGGTTTGGTGCTGGTTTGTTGTCTGGGTCATCGCCAAACAAATCGTGTTGCAGGTTTACGTTAACCTTAGCGCGTGCCGAAGGCGACATCCCAAAATCGCCCAGAGAACTCTTAATTTGCTCCATGGCGCGGTTGGCAATTTGTAACCACACACTCATCTGCTTATGGCCATTAGGCGTGTTGTCAATCAGACCGTCGTCCTGCATTTCCTTGATTTTCAGTTCAGCCTTTTCCCACCGGGAGAATGCAACGCAATACATCGCCAACGCCGCCCGGTCGATGCGAGCCAACAATCCCAACTTTTCCAATTCAGGAACAATCAACTTCCACTCGCGCTTCGCACCCGCATCCAGGTGCTTGGGCATTTTTGGAATTTCGACAGGTACACGCGCTCCATCCGCCAACACCGAGAACCGTTTTTTGCTTGGGTTCCCGTTAATTAAATGCACATTGGCTGGTAACGCCTTGCGGCCCATAACTAATTACCGATTAGGATCTCCGTCAGCGGGGGTACCCCCCCTCCATAATTTCCCGCCCGTGCAAAAAGAGTGCAGCGGCCGGCTGTTAAAAAGTAAAAATTTCCCGATGAAACGATACCCCCCCGTGGGTGGTATATCGCGCCATTTTGAGAAATATTCTCATCTGTTCCAGTGGTGATTCGGGTCAATGGGTTTGCCCGACAAATCGCATCCAATGACGCGGCCAGACTTTTCCAATCGTTGTTTATGCGCGTCGTGGCAACGCTTGCAGAGCGGCTGCCAGTTGGACTTATCCCAAAATAGTTGTTCGTCGCCGCGATGTGGAATTTTGTGATCCACAATTACCGCAATGACTTTCAGTCCGCGCTTTAGGTGCTCAGAACAAAACGGTTGATCATTCAAAAAGCTGCGACGCTCGCGACGCCATCGCGAGCTTGTATAAATCGAACGATCAATTGCCACTGATTGGCTTGCCGGACAAATAGTTTTCCGGCATTTCATCCTGATCATCAGATGCAATCATTTCCAACAGCTCAGCCGTCAGCGCGACGGATTGCGCGGTTGCTTCCGTCAAGTCAGCAATCACTTTACACTGACCCTGAATAGCCTTCACCAAAGGGTCCAGATCTCGATATACCGAGGCGTCTAATCCTTCATCCAATACAACTACGTCAAATGAATCACCGACGCTTGATTGTTGTATCGTTTCCTGTATCCACTTGGCTCGCTCGTGTGACAGCGCTTGTGCTGCCTTTATCACGATCAAAGATCTTTTGGGCGCGCTCATAAGCGATTGCTCTCCACTTTTTCAACCAGGCACGGCGTGCTTCGCAGCCTGCACATGCCATTACGGAAACATCCGGTAGCTGCGTGATGAGCGGTCAAGTGAAGTTGTCTCGACCTCAAGCCGAAGACCACTCATCTTGATGCATAATCGCTGCCACCAATTTAGTGGCTTGGCGTTACGCTGAATGGCAGTTGCAACCATTGATTCAGATACATGCGGATAGCATTCAATTGTTGCTCTCCAGATATCGCCGACCTCAGCGTGCAGAGTGACAGCAGTGATTCCATCAATCTCGCGACCATCCTGCGTCAGCACTTTCGTACCATGTGCTGGTACTGCGCCACTGTCAGCAGGCGCGGGCTGAACGATCACAATGTTGTTAGATTTACGATCCATGGGAAACCTCATGCTTTTTACATTCGCGACACTTGCGCCAATACAACCAGCCACCTGCGCGCACCGCTGAATACATCGCCGTTCTGCGCCACCAGGATTCACCTAAGGTTTTCATCGCTTCAAGCAATATCTGGTCTGCCATCTTGCGTGTACACCACTCGGGCGCACTGGCATAAAGCCAATCGTGAATGATGGCGGCCAAGCGATGTTTACCGTTGACGGGTATCAGCCAATGGAATGAGCGCGGGATAGACGCAAGGTCAGTTTCAAAACCATCATTGACCGTTATGGTTCGCTCAGCAATCAACGATAGATAAACCAATGGACCGACGGTGACCCACTGATTTGATCTATCTGCAATCGCCAAGTAACAACGCTGTAGAAATTTCGGCATGTATCAATACTGCTCTGCTGCACGTAGTGCAGTATGCAACAGCGAACGGATGGCTAATGCGGCATCATCAGACAGCTGGTTTGTTTCCTGCTTTCGCTCAAGGTCTGATTGTACAAACCTTATCACCTCCAACAGCAGCAACCTGTCGGGTGGCGACAATGCATCCCAATCAATGTGCGCGTTAAGCACCGTGAAGATTGCATCGACCCGCGAACGCGGGTTACCTTCGAGATACGAAAGCGTTTTGCTTAACACGTCAATCGTGCCGGCTTTCCGCTTTTCGACATCCTCACCGGAATCACCAGCCGCAATGAAACGTGAAACAGCTTGTGTAACCGCAACCTGCGCCACTACCGGGTTTTCGTCCAGCCACTGGCCAACGCGTTCAATGGCGCCGCAGGCGGTCAACGAAAAGGCCAGCACGCACGCCAATACGATACCGAACAGATGCGCTGTC